CGTCGTCGTCCATTTTCATAAAGGCAATTTCCCAATTGTGCTTTTGTGACGCATTATAACTTATATGCTTTAAGCTAGATAGCTCCTACGATATTGAATAGGCTTTCCCTTAATTGGTACACCTTGCGATTCAAACACAATAGCCATCATGCCAAAGCTGTCAGACGCATGACTAGCCCAATCATGCTCTGGTCCTAATCCAATCCCGCGAACTTCGTCCTTCTTTTCGTGATACCAGCCTAAAGCATCGACACCGCCGCTAGTTTTATTATCAAACCAGCAAGCCCCAAAGATTCTACGCGCTGATTCAACCCTCGCACTAGCAGCGCCTTTCCCTTGGTTTGGCACAATCTCTACAGAATATCCAGCACTGATTAAAGCGCTTTCATAGCTTATATCAATAACTTTATCCTGCGTGGAGCCATCATGCGGCAACCAAAATTGTAGCTTTCCAGCAACATAACCCTTGTTACGAAGCCATGATAAGTGCGTACCGATATCCTGCCCTACTGCCTCGTAATAGTCAAGTATGCGTATTTCACGATTGACAAACTGAACTATCCACATAGTAAACGCATCAGCTTTAGCGCCAGTTCCACCAATGTCAACAAAGGCGCGAAGCTGCATTAGCGGGTCAGCAGCTACATTACCACCAATGCGCCCTTCTAGCTTTGCTTGCGTGATGTTTTTCGCCCAATAAGCGCCTTCCATGACGTTAATATAGTCACCGTCCCAAATGTAGCCGTATTGGTCAGGGCGCTGCTCAATATCTCTTTGCCTGTCACGCTCTAGCTTAGCGGGGAACTTTCGATTATCCTGCCAGTTTAGTTGCACGCACTTAGTTAACGGGTCATTGGCAAATCTAAACCGCTTCTCTACTGGTGCAGTTTTGCGCTTAGGATTCCAAGTTACCCATAGTTCAGCGTTCCAATCTTCACCTTCTTCCCTAAGCGTAGGAATAAGCGTAGTCCAAGCATCATCGGTAACTGGTTCAGCCTCATCCACCCAGCAAAGCAATATCCTACCTTTAGACTTAACACTAGCAATGTTGCGGTCTAACCCAGCAAAGGCGAATTGAATCGCGCCATCTTTGCTTTTAATGTAGTTTTGCCCTATCTCGTAGTAATCTAGTAGCCAAGGCTCGTCTTCAATCGCTCTCTTACATTCTTCTAATGAGCTATCCTCTAGTGAGTTCATGAACTGCCTAGCGCAAAGAATAATACCCTTTTGTCCTGCCTTGCCGTACATATAACCACGCACCGCTGCCATCTTAGCGAATGAACGTGTTTTTGCCGAACCGCGTCCTCCATATGCAGCCCTTACGTCAGCCCTTCCATTGAATAATGGAATTAGCTTCTTAGGTATCTTAACTTGTGCTGTCGTCGTCAAGTGCTATCAACTCGATTTTGGTTATCGTGCCCGAGTGCTCAATCTTAACTGGCGCATTGTATCCGTGCATCTCGTTTAAAACCTTCACAGCGCCCGTTTTATCGCCATGCCTAGCTGCCTCATCAGTTGCTATGTCTTTAAGCGTTCTGACGCTGTCCTCGCGTGTCCAAAGGGCTTTTGCTGCTATCTCATCCTTGAGAAAAATCACCCTTTGGGATACGTTAGGGTCGCCAGCTAGTTTACATGACTCTACCCATATCGTTTCAGGCTTGCAATCAGGGTCTACATCATAATGAGTGCGATATGCCTCAGCTTGGCTCATTCCACTGGCTACAGCTTGAGCAAAGGCTTCTTGTTTAGAAGTTAAGCTCATTTAATACCCCCATAGTTATAGCCACAATACTGCCACTGACCAATAATACATAAGCCAGAATCCTTACCATGTATTGCCAGTCCCACGATTTATTTGCATTTTCACAATCTAACTTAAATTTATTAACCATTTCACTATGCTTTTTCAATTGCTCTAATGCAATGCGTCTATTTTTAATAGCTTCTTTTTTATTGGTTAAGCTCATTTTTTAGGCTTCTCCTCTGTGTAATTTAACCCACCACCACGCCATGCCCAATAGCCTAGTCGGTCAGAATGTACAGGCTTTTTAAAACCAATCCACTCCCAATAGCCCATTCTGTTTACACTATCTCGTAAACCGCGCAAATCAATTTTAGGGTATAGGCGCTTTATTGGTCTTAATTCCCATAAGGTAAAAGGCGTTGTAGTCATTTAACACCCTGCTTAAAGTAGGTGTTAATAGGCGGAAACTCACCCACTAAAGACTTTCTAATCAAAGAAATATGGTCAGCACTTTCTTTAGCATCATCGTAAATCTGGTCTAAGTGCTTTTTTACCGAGTCTGACGGCTCTTTCCCGTTTACCTTTGGATAATCTGGCTTTGGTTTTCCTGTATATCCAGCACCTCTAAATTCGTTTTCAATAGATTTTGCTTGCAGATACCGCTTGCGGTATTCTGGCGTAGATGTATATTCAGGTTCTTTTCCGTATCGCTCATAAAGCCATGTTATTAAGCGTTTAATCACTTGAGTTCCTTTAGGGAGTATTCAAAAAAGCCCCGAAGGGCAAAACAACTGCGAGTTGCAGTGTCATTTTACCACCATTAGGGCGCTGTGCAAATACCTTGAACCAATGTCTTGTTGCCCGTACATACTGGAGGATATGCGCGGCATGGTATCAATGTTTCAAAGTTGCAAGTTTCATTAACTGGTATAACGTCAGTTACTGGCTCGGCACATGGGATATATGTTGTTAAATTGCAACCAGTTTGCGGTGGTGTTGCTGGCTCTGGGATTGATGCTGGAGGCGTGGCAATTTGTGCAGGCTGCGGGATAGCTACTACAGTTTGTTCAATGTCGCTTTTTACCGTTGTTTCGATTTGACCGCTGCCACATGCTGCGAGTAATGTGGCTAAGATGATTGTGATTAGTGTTTTCATGGTTTACCCTTATGCCGCCAAAGCAGCGTTCATTGATGTAAAACCACCCTCAAGGCCGTTATGTGGTACAAAACGATAAAATTTATCAGCTTTTGCATTAGCCAATATATATGCATCGGGCTTGTAATCGCCCGGCGTTGCTTGAGTTGCCATTACTCGCAAAGACATAAAGCCAACTTTTACCATTTCACCCACAGCCCAAATTTGTTTAGTTTTTGTAATCATCATTCTCTCCTGTTGTTGCCTTGCGGTATTGCTTGGCATGGCTCTATTGTCTAACAGTTTTTATTGCTTGCATACTAGGGTAAACCCTAGGTTTTGCAACTTTAAACCCTAATATCGTTTACCCTAAGCTCTAGCCTCCCAAGGTAATGCTGTGCGCCATTGTGTAAGTATCTTAGGTTTATGCCACTTTACACGGGCTTGCATCAAAATCGCCTCTCTGTTTACTTTGTAATACGCTTTTTGCTTTTCTAGCAACATTTCACGATTGCGCTCACGGTATCTTTGCTGGGCAGCAAGTTCTGTTTCTCGGTTTTTATCACGCCATCTTTGAGTTCTTGCATTTTCTAGCTCTCTCGGTGTTGGTCTAGGCGCATTGGGCTCATTGCCTTTTTCGTATTTTGCATACAGTGTGGTAGTGCTTGATTCGTAGCCAGTTATGTAGATTAACTTGTTGTTTTTAAGCAGTTTAATCGCTCTAGCTATTGCGTCACGGCTTACATTTAACTTTTCTTTCAGCCCTTGGTGGCTAACTGGCATCATGTTATAAATGATAGTAGCTGTGTTGTTTTTACGCACTAAGTCAGGTAATTTCATAGAGCCGTTACCCGTTTTGATTTGCTAATGGTTCTATTTTTAGTCAGTGTGATAATTTTCTCAAAAGTTGCACGGTCTACACTTGACCTCTGTAAATCAGCATATTCGTATGTATCTCGCATGGCCTTTAAACCCAATCCACTCATACCCATCCCTTTACCGTGCTTGTAGCGATTTGACGCGCTTATAAGCTCATTTTGCAGTGCTTCGCAGCTTGGCATAGCTTCTGCCCCTATACCTTCACTTGCAAAGGTTTCGCAGACGTTCAGCATGGCTGATAAAACGCCCCAATCCTCTATAGTAGCAGCACCTTTTGTAAATGATTCCATTGCAGATAGTTCAATGGTTCTTAGTTTGTTTAGTGCAAATTCAGGCGTTATCGTTGCACCTGCTATTGCGTGGGCTATCGGGTCTATTCTTGCGTAAATCTTTTTACGTTTAGTTGTTTTTCTCATTTAATACTCCAATTGCCTCACCAAGTGTTGTTACCGTTACCGCTGCACCTTTCCATTTTCTAAGCCACTCCACTTGGTCAGGTGTTAATTTTCTGCCACTTGGCGGCTTACTACCGTCCTTGACCTCCATTAGATAATTTACCCCTTTGTAGCCCACCAATAAATCAGGGCATCCAGCACCAATGGCGGCTAGGCTTTGCACTGTCGCACCCGCTTTTCTAAGCGCTGTCA